ACCTAGAGTTAGCTCAAAAAGGTCTAATATTGCGCTTGCAATCTCTAATTGCTGTGAATCTGTTACTATTAAATTATTGCTCATGGTTCATAAACTCTGTCAAAGGTTGCGGATATACTCGAACCTGCAAGGTTTGAGTATGATTGTGACCAGTCTGAGCATACTACCTTAACAGTAGTTGCGGGACTACCCCCACTGTCGTTAGTGGAGGAGTTGTGGTCTGGGAAGGTAAAATTAAAGGAGGTAACCCCCTTCTTAGAAGTAAAAAACGCAGTTATATCATCTGCCTCGGCTTTGGGTCTATTTGAGAAAGTAACAGAGAAATTGTCCTGTATAGAATTTAGTCCGTCTGCTATTCTTTGCTGATACCCATCCCCAAACTGTGCGGTCCTAACTCTAGTACTAGAACTCCTAGACAACCCCCTATCTGGAACAACTTGTCCACTAATTCCTGGTACTGTGAAGCCTATATCTGCCATTATGATACTCCGTAGGGACTAAGTATTCCGCCCGATCTTTTTTGATGCTGTAATTCCTGCTGTACTGCACTAGCTACCATCTGTCCTATAGCTCTGGCTTGACCGGAGTCGCCTTGTGTCTGAGCCTGCCCTCCACCTTGGCCGTCCATAGAAACATTTACAACTACGTTATTATTTTGTCCTCCTGCACCGTTTAAAGTCACAGGAATACTGCGATTATCAGGAAGGGGAACTACTGCTTCGTTGCCATGGAGAGTTGCTGCATATCCTGCTTGTGCACCTCTTGCCATGCCGCCTCTTGAGAAATTGTTTTTCTTCGAAGAATAGCCTCCTGCTGCGTATCCAGGACCAAATCTTCCTCCTTTCTTTGCTATCGCCGTGCCCCCTCCACCACCAATTGCAGCGGTAGGGTCTACGGTGGTGCCTCCTTTAGCTCCAAATAAACTAGGCATAGCACTTTGTAACATTTTAAGTACTAAAGCCTCCATTATCATTTTTGCTATTAATTTAAGAAAAGACGCTGCCATATCTGCGAAAGCAGCTTTTGCACTTTTAGTGCCATCAACTATTGCCATAAAAGCGTTTGTCATACCGCTTTGTATACCATCGGCTAGCTCACCTCTTTTTCTCTCCATTTCAGTTAACTCAAATGTTGCTACTGCTTGATCTCCCAAGCTTTTAATTTGTGCCTCACTATAACCAGTTATAGAAGCTCTATTAGCTACATCTGCTTCGCTTCGTGCTGCAGCGGCTCCTCTAAATCCTCCCGTACCTTGTCGAGCAGTAGCGTCATCAAGTGTGGCCTGAGCTGCATCAGTTGCCTTTGCATACGATATCTGCTCGTGCAGCATGAGCTGATTTCTAAGGGATGCTTCAGTCTTACGATTAGATTCGGCTTGTATGCCTGTAGAGCCCTTAACCTCGTCTGTTATTTGTTTGTATATCTCTTTATTATCAAAGAAGCCAAGCAGCCCTCCGGCCTCCGTTTTTGCGATATCCATCCTAGCTTTCATTTTCTTAGCAAACTGTTCTGTTTCTGCCTTGTTAGTAATTGCAGTGTTAGCTGCTGCGACGCGAATCCTAGCCTTGAAGTCTGCGGTTGTCTTGTTTCTTATATCTGTAATACTAGCATCGCTACCTCCGCTTAATGCTTTCGCATTATTTAAGGCTTTATTAGTTGAGAATGCTTGTCTTTCTAACATTACTCTTGCAGACATAGCTGCTAGACGGGCCCTTTCTATTACTAGGGCCTCGCCTTCCAGGTCTATACCTTCTTGCCGGAACTTATTCTCTACTCTTGCATGCTCTAACCGTTTTTTATGTAAATCAACAGATTCTTGGGTGGAGGCTTCATTATCTTTCCCTTCTGCAAGTCGTCTCCCTTCTTTAGCATCTGCCAGTGCGTCTTCTGCAGCAATTACTTTCTGGCTGGAGTTAAATCTTTTCTCCTCAAGATTGAAGAGTTTACCTTCTATAGTTATACCTTTCGCTCTATTTGCTGCAAATTTAATCTGGCTATCAAGCTTCTTGTGTTCTCTAGCTATACGTCGGCTCTCTTCCGCTTTTAATATTGCGTGCTCTTCCGTTAGAGAAGCTAGCCGCTCCTCTAAAAGCTTCTGCTCGTCGGTACCACCCCCTATAGTTTTCACTCGTAGGTCGTATTGTGCCTTGGTTGAAACGCCCTCTTTTTCCAACATTGCTATTCGCGCAAGGTGCGCCTTTTTCATTTGACCTATTTGATAGCTGGTGCGGGTGGTGGAATTATTCTTATCCTTCACAAACCCACCCCCGTCTATCCGGCTAATTTTCGCAGCCGCGTCTATTCTCGCCACCTCATTTTTCGCGTCATCCAGCATCTTAACTTTTGCGTGGGTCGCTTCTAGTTTCGTCATCTCTTCGTTAGACTTCTTCTTGGAGTCGAAAATACCTGTACCAATAGCATCCATCTCCTTCTTAGCGGTGTCTACAGCTTTACTAAGGTTGGTATTCTGTGTTGAATCTTTACCAAGGTCAGAAAAGGCTGTATTAGTAGCCTTCATTAGGCCTGGAAGCGATGCCAAATTCCGACCTGCCTCTATCAGCTCATTAGTAAATACTTTTACCTTAGCAGCTGAATCAGCGGAGACTCCTCCAGTTTTTCTAAACTCTGAGTAAATCTTTTGAAATCTACTGTCAATTTTAGTAAGCTCAAGAATAGTTCCCATTATCTCCTTTCGGGCTTCCTTGTATTCATCAGATTTCGTGTCTGTCCGAGCGCCTAGTTGGTTAACGCTATCCATAACCCCGGGCACATCAGCGCCTTGTAAGCTATTACCTATCGACTCGACCGAAGCGCCGCCACTTAGTATGGTTTTCCTAGCTAAGGCATTACGTCTAAGCTCCTCGTTAAGAATCTTGTATTTCTCCGTGAGTGCTGTGGCTGAAGCTGCCTCTGACTTCTGTAAATCTGTCAAAGGATTCATTAAACGATATAAAGCTTGTGCAGCACTAACTAGCAGGCTTATCAGCCCAAAAATTGCTATAGCTTTGAAGGCTAGATTTACACCGGTTGCTAGGAATTTCCCTCCTTGTAGTATTTTTGTATTTGCTTTACCCCAGGAGGCTGCTCTTTTCTGTTGTTTCTTTTCTGTATCAGTTAACTGGGCATCAGTAACTTTCTTCTGCTGTGCAGCATATTCCTTCTCTGATTGCAGCTGGGAGTCAAGAGAAGCCTGAAGAACTGATACATCCTCTCTGCCCATGCTTGCTAAAGCTCCGGTTCTTTTTCGATTACCTGAAATCTCAGCATTAGCTTTATCTATCATACCTTGAGAAGCTTTAAGACCCCCAGGAGTAGAGGCTCCAGTGCCTAAAGTGTCGAGTGCCGCACCCCCTTTTGCACCTGAGCTATCTATAACTCTTTGGGCTGCCTCAGTTCGCCCAGCATTGTACTCTGCGTGGGTTTTTGAAAGCATTTTTAGGTTTCTCTGCTCTGCCTTTAAATTCTTATCTCGTTTCTTCGCTGCTCTACCCTCTACCTTCATCAATTTTTCATTTCTCTCTATCCACATATCCATATTGGGAAGTATAGCTTTAAGAATAGGGGTACCAACTAACGCTAGTGTAGCCACCAGCCCCATGGTATTGTTAGCCAAAAAGGAGAGAGCGGGGGTGATAGTATTTATTAAACCTATTTTAAAAGTATTGGATAGTTCATCAAAAGACTTTGTAAACTGAGCTAGAGTAGCTGCTTGGGGGTCCATTAAAGCCTCTATTTTTGCAAACTTTCTGACGCCTTGCTCTAGAACTTCATTTGTTACTGCTTGTGTCCTCTCGTAAGCATTTAGCTCTTTTACATTTTTACCAAGAGATTCCGCGTACTTCTTTGTGGCCACTTCTAAACGAAGTATAATACCTAATTCATCTAATAATTCTGGCTCTGCTTTTGTAACACCTCTTACAAGCCTGTTAAAAGAATCTGTTAAGTCCCTTCCTAAGGCAAAGGAGGCATTTTTAGCTACAACGGCAAGTTTTGATAACTGCCCTCCAGTTAATCCAGCAGCAGTACCAATAGCAGCTGCTTTTGCAGCATCTGCATATTTAAGCTGGGCATCTGTAGCAGCTACAATACTGGCTGTCATACTTTTATATGTAGTGCCTGTCATAGCTCCCATAGCTTCTTGACCTGCTATTAGGTTACGAAGATCACTAGCACTTTGCAAGAACTGAAAAGCTGCAGAAACAGCAAAGACCTGAGCAGCCAGAGTAGCATAAGCTCCTACAACGCCTCCCATACCCTGCTGCATCTTGGAGAATTCTTTAGTGGTATTCCCGGACATTTTTGCCGTACCACGCATATTTCTATCTAAGTTTTTCTGGGACTTACTTAGTTTTTCTGTACTCTTTGCGCCTTTCTCAGAGGCTTTGGCCGATTTATCAAGCTCTATGCCAAGCTTTCCCGCATCAACAGCTACTCGTTTAGTAGTACCATTGTCGTCGATTACAATATCGATATATACTTGATTCTTCTTAGCCATTATCCTCTTACATTATGGGTATACGTCTTACCCCCTTGCTGCGATTTGCGCTCTTCGTGTTTTTGCTTTTCGTTCTGGGCTTGTAGTCTCTGTGTTACTACTACTGCTTCATACATTTTCATAAAAAACAATATAGTTTTAGGCTCCTCTATTCCATATAGTTGAAAGAGCTGGTTACACTGGACCCACTCTTTGCCTAAGTAAGTGCCGGACTGCCCATCCCATCTATCCGATAAAAGGGTAGACATAAAAAATGCCACTTGGACTTCCTCCGGAAATTCAGAAGAGTCGAGCGGCATTCTAGCGGGATCGGGTTCCTCCCCCATTTGTTCACATATTCTTAGATACTTTTCTAAGTCTATGCTACCCTGTTCAGAAACGTACCTCTCAAGTAGCTTTTGTATTTCTACTACTTGTTTTTGGTAAAATTTTCGAGGTCACCTACCATTTCAGTTACCCAAGTGTCAAAATCTGTGGCGTTTTTCATCAACAGTTCTGAGTTTTCTTGGTTGTAGGGTAAAGTATCATTTGGATCAAGGTCACTAATATCCACTAGTAGAAGCTCTTCTAAGTATGAATATTTTAAGCCCTTCCATCCTTTTATAACCGCTCTACAGTATTCTACAATAAACTTATCATCATCCATTTCTTCAATAGGTTGATGACTCTTTTTATCCCATTTTGTGCTAAGGCATCTCTTTCTTAGCTTTACAAGCTCTTCACGAGCTAAGTAACAAAGGTCTACTGTTACACCCTCAAATCGGGGGAACTCTATTGTTACTGTCTTGCTAGGAGTCATAAGACTTTTCAGCGAGACTTGTGGTTTAATATCTACTGTTTTTGTATCTGGCATTGGTTATATCCTTTGTTTTTAGAGTTAAATTATACGGTATAAGACGATAAATGTCAAGAAGTATTTTTAAGTTGGTGAAAGAAATAAGGGGCCGAAGCCCCTTACATAACTACTACATTTAGTATGTAGCGGGGGGTCTATAGGTTATGCTAGTAATCTCATCAGCTTGTCCAAAGTCTGTTGGAAGAGCGGTGAAATTAGTCTCAAGTGAGATCACATCCTCAATAGAGTGAGAAGGTACCTCAATGTGAGCAGTTGGGAAAACAATACTTAAGGCAGGGTTAACAGTGTCTGCAGCAGCAGCTGTTCCACCAATATCCATAGTTACCTTAAACTTGTTTACAACCTTTGACATAGAGCCAGTACCTACCAGGTCGTTAAAGAACTGTCGAGAAGTACCATTAGTGCTATCAGTATCTTCAAGAGTCAAGTAACAAGTTGCGTTACCTGTAGCAGTTCGTGTTCCTGTTACGTGCTCAAGCGGCTTGTTAATTGCTCCCAATTCTTCTGGAACCAGATAACTAATATTATTACCGAGGTTGAAGCTACCACCTGTCAGTGTAAGACTGTATTTACCATTTGCAACAGTACCACCACTTCCACTAAAAGTACCTCCCAGAGCTACGGGTGCTCCCGAAGCTCCTGTGGCAGCACCTGCAATAGCTTTAACTTTAGTATCATAAAGTTTAAAGGTGAAAGGCGAGGAAGTAGTGATAGCACCAACAAAGTTATGAGTGCTGTTTATACCTGTTATTCCTGTAACTCCTGTAACGAATACTTGATCGCCGGCAGTAAAATTAGTAGCAGTTGAAACTGTAACAGTATCTGCTGAAGTACTAACACCAGTAATGACAGCGTGCTGACCTGGGAATATTCCAGGTACTTTATCGGTTCCACCTGTTTCTCCAGATTCAATAGTTACACCAGTAAGACGATTACGAATAAAGTTTTTAGTACTTGTTATAGCTTCATCAATAGCTTGAGTTGCTGCTACATTACCCCCAGAAATGTCATCTACAATAGATACGGCTCTGGTAAGTGCTGTATTGATAATTATATCACCAAGTGCTAAGTCGCCTGTCCCAGTGCCTACTCTACCATTTGACTTAGTAGGGGTTGCAGTGTTAGTTACAACTAACTTTGTTGAATTATCCTGAATTTCTTTTGCGAAACCTGACCAGTTAATTGTTGCAATACCATCAACATCAAAGTCAACACTTGCTTCATTTACAATGGCTTCCGGCAGTCTATACAGCAAGGGATTTGAAGTTGCAGTATCGATTAAGAAGAACAAAGTAAACGAGTGTAAAGCTGACCTATTAGACTGACCAATAGTGAGAGTAGAAAAGTCCGTGCCTGCAGTTATAACGCTTGCGTCTGCTCCACCAACAGGCTGTATATTTCGTACAAAGTTGTTAGCGAGAGTTTTGTCTGCGCCAAACATAGATGCCCATAAAACCTCTTCTACCGCGTGGACTTCACCAGCTGAGTCAGCGGCTACAGAACCACTAGCAACACTACCTGCTAAAGACTTGAAAGGACGAGCATACGTGCTAAATGACCATTCTGCGGGTGCAAGAGAGTCAGTAAACATACGACGACCTCGTCTACTTATACCTGCGCTACTTTCCATTTCTGCCAGAGCGATCTCTGATGTGTTTGTTGTCTGCGAAAAGCTGTATCCGTCTAATACAGGAATCTCCCACAAAACTCCCAGTCCTAAATCTGTCGTTGCTTCAGTATTTGCAGTTGTACTTCTAAACTGAACAAACATTCGCGTGTCACGACTGAAATATAATTGTTGTGCCATAGTTTATCTCCCTATGATCCTGAAAAGACTGAATCGTGAACGTTTGTTCGTGTCAGTATCTTCTTAGTAACGAACCTCTATTAGAATCTCTCCGACTCCAAGAGGGTCTAGTACCCCTTCATCAGTATCAATACTGAGAATAGTAATTTGATGTGTATGCTGCTCTAACCCATTTCTATCGTGATAAAGCAACTGACCGTTTTCTTCAAGGACTGTTTCTACATCTTCCAGTAATTCGTCTAATGCGCCTACTGAGTCCTCCTGGTTTACATAGCAACGTACTGTTACATTTAAAAACCTGTCCTTGTATCCTGCTGTCTGGTACTGTCTAGTCTCCGATCCTGCGTTCAAATGAACTGCCGGAAATTCTTCTACTTCGTCCCAAAACTTCAGCCTTGCACTAGTTTCAGCAACTGCTTGGTAGTATAAACCTCTACCATCTATCTTAGCTATAATATTTGCAAGTGCTGTAGTTATTCCTGATCTACGAGAAGTATATGCTCTTTCATTTGCCACTACAATCTCCTAGTATAGAATCTACCTATAGCCAATTCTGCTGCTACTTCCCGAATTGACTTATCAATTAATTTTCTTGGGTCTCTCTGCGGTGTAGCCCAGGGAGCTGCGCCTTCTCCTACTTCAAATACTTGATAAGGGTTCTTAGCATAAGTATATCCAAAACTAGGATGTCCTTGTTTTGTCATGTTTACGTCTTGCACTTTAACACTGTTTGCAAACCTACCACTTTGGTTCTGAAAGCCTGGCGACCCCATATTCTTTCGTACAGTCGACGAGAGCTTCTTATTTATCATTGCCATGTAAGAGAAAGGACTTACGCCAGTAGTTTTCTTATCGGTAGTGCGTTTTTTAGCCCCTCTAACAAACCCGGCTCCGGCTAGCTTTGTAACTTTTACGCCTTTACCTTCTGGCTCGTTGGCGCTCCCTTTTGATTTACTTTTACTTGCTACTTTAGATTTTTGTGTTGTTCTAATATTCTTGCGCTTACCTAGAGTACCAAAAGTATTAAGAACTATAAGTTGCTCAACTTTTTGTAGTATCGTACTAGAGCCTTCCATATTAACCACATCGTTAGGAGATAAAGTTCTTTCGTACGCAGCTATATAAGTATCCTGGTCTGCCTTTTCACCCGATGCTTGAGCGGAGTTCTTTTTTGTTAATTTAGGAGTAATTAACATACTCATACCTGCTATTAACCCTTGTCTTCCATTCACTAGCTGATGTGATTCCATTTGTAGGGTCATCAGTCTTTTTTTAATTTTGCCCTTTTCCGCAGCAGAATTAAGTCCATCTCTGAGAATAGCATCTATATTCCGCCCGAAGTCTTTATTAAAGGCAGCTTCTCCTTTGGGGCCTTTATTCTTTCTAGCTCTCTGTCTAACTGACTCAGTACCGACTGCGGCTCCCATTAAACCAGAGGGAACTCCTTCGCCCCCGTGATCAAATTGAATGCCTTTACCAAATTCAGTCTGGTCAAAATCTCTATTAGTTTTTTCGGAAAAAGCTTTATTAAATTCTTCGACAACTTGCCTAACGCCTTTGAAAGTTGTGGGTATGTAGAAAATAGTTTTATCCCACGTTAATTTTGCTGATTGAACAAGGCTATTAAATTGGCTACCTGCTGAGCTACTTAAGTCTGGTGTTGTTGATTTAAGTTTAACGAAAGCTGTGAGTTCCCTTTTATATTTTTTGGCATCAACCTTCCCTTCGCCGGTGGAGGACATACTATAAACATATGCTAAGTCACTTAAAACTTCTGTAGTAAGAACTAAGCATTGCTGAACAAGCGCTGTTGTTAAAAGAGAGCGTGCCGCTTCTCCTACAGTTCTGTCTTGCCCTTCGCTACCTTTCGGCTTTATTTTAGTATTTTTTACAATACCTTTTACAACGTTACGAGTAAACGACTGATTACTCATTAAAAATTCTTATGCAAGTCTAAGACTCGCTTAATGTGATCTGGAAAGGAAACATTATCTCGTTGTGTAGAACTACTTTGGTTCTGTATACTAGCACCGGCAATACTCTGCCTAGCCTTGTGCTCATCTTTTAAGTAGTATGTAACCAAATCAAGTACCGCTAACTTAAGGTCAGCAGGTACTGCACTATATCCTGCAGTATATACTACCTTAACTGTTTCTATACCTATTGGCCACGGTTTATA